CGATAGTCTTATCAGTAGTTCCAGCAGCAGGTGGGTTCGTATGGTGGATGTCAGACCTAAGCACTCGTTTAGTGGCTATGGAAGGTAGTATAGCCAGTAGTGACACAGGTACATTAAATGACAGACTAACTACAGTAGAAGAACGACTACAGTTCAATAGCGATAACATTGATGATGTCTGGGAAAGTTTTGAGAAAATGGATGTAGAAATGGGAGATATGGAAGATAAACTATCCGCTTGGATGGAAAGAGAACTATCTAAAGTTTACGACATTATTAACGACAACCCATTAGGAAACTAATATGGCAGGAATAGTAGTACCTTTAGACGGATGGGGACGCTCCAGTTGGAACGCTCTTGCTTATGGTGAAGGCTCCGTAAGTGTTAGTGCAACTGGGTCTATAGGAACCACTACAGTTGGTGCTGGTGCTAGTGTATCTGTTACAGGTGTAGCTGGGACTACTACATTAGCTTCTGTTCTTGTTACTGGAGATAAATCAGGTGAAGTTTTAGGAGAAGCAGGTACAGGTGCTGTTGGTACCGTAACCACAGTTGCAAAAGCAAACGCAGCAGTTACGGGAGTAGCAGGCACAAGTGCTTTAGGTTCAGAGGCAGTTGTAGCAGAAGCAAACGCAGCAGCTACAGGCGTAGCTGGAACAAGTGCTCTAGGTACAGTAACCACAGTTGCAAAAGCAAACATAACAGTTACAGGCGTAGCTGGAACAAGTGCTTTAGGTACAGTAACTCAAGAAAGTAGCAATACCGTACCTGTAACAGGAATAGTAGCTACTACGGCTATTGGAAGTTCAAGTGCAATAGGAGGAGCTACAGTATCTCTTACAGGTGTTAGTGGTACTTGTGAAACAAACGGATTTACATTAGTATGGGGCTTAATAGATACATCTCAGACACCGAATTGGAAGGATATAGCAGCATGATAATTGAAGCAAAAAAATTAGATGGTGGTATAATACAATGTAAATATGAAGTACATCTAGAGTGTTCTAATTGTGGAATGAGTGTAGATGCAGAGGAATATAAATCAGGGACTTGCTCAGATTGTGGTGCCACGTGGAATGGAAAGCGACATACCAAAATTCACGTTACAAGTGTTCCATTAGCAGGTAAATCAAGCTAATAGGAGAAAGAAATGGCTAGTTCATATTCAGACTTAAAAATTGAATTAATTAATACAGGTGAGCAATCAGGTAGTTGGGGTACAACTACTAATACTAATTTAGGAACAGCGATAGAAGAAGCTATAGTGGGTACTGTTGATGTAGCTTTCTCAAGCGGTCAAGTAACTCTTACTTTATCAAACTCAAACGCTACACAATCAGCTCGTCATCTTAGACTTAATTTAACAGGTACATCAGGTGGAGCACAAAACTTAGTTGTTCCAGCAATACAAAAAAATTACTTAGTTAATAACGGTACAGCTGATACTATCACTGTCAAGACTCCTTCTGGTTCAGGAATAGGAGTACCATCAGGTAAAACTATGTGGGTATATAACAACGGCACTAATGTTGTTGATGCAGTTACCGCTGTGAGTTCTTTACAATCAGACGGTGGGGTAACAATAGATAATATTACTATTGATGGCACAGAGATTGATTTATCTACAGGTGATTTACTTGTGGATGTAGCAGGAAATATTACTTTAGATTCTGATAGTGGTTCTATTTTACTTGATGATGCTGGCACAGAGATAGCTGAAGTTAGTATGGATAGTAGTAACTTAACTATTAGAGCAGCAGTTAGTGATAAAGATATGCTTTTTCAAGGAAATGATGGTGGTTCTAACATAACAGCATTAACACTAGATATGAGTGAAGCGGGAGCTGCTAGTTTTAATAGCACAGTTACAGCAAACGCTGGTGTGATAGTAGATAATATAACCATTGATGGCACAGAAATAGATTTATCTTCAGGTGATTTAACTCTTGATGTTGCAGGTGATATTAATTTAGATGCTGATGGTGGAGATGTCATTATCAAAGATGCTGGTACAGAGATAGGTAGGTTTGCTAATAGCTCGTCTGACTTTGTAATTCAAAGTGCTGTTAGTGATAAAGACATAATATTTAAAGGTAATGATGGTGGTTCAACTATAACTGCTTTAACCTTAGATATGTCGGGAGCAGGTGCAGCAACTTTTAATAATGATGTTACAGCTTTTTCTGATGAAAGACTAAAAGACAATATTGAGACAATTACTAACGCCTTAGATAAAGTAACTAACATGAGAGGTGTTACTTTTACTAGAGAGGGTAGACAGGGCACAGGTGTGATTGCTCAAGAAATGCAAAAAGTAATGCCAGAAGTAGTACATGATGAAAATGAGTATATGTCAGTTGCTTATGGCAACCTTGTTGGTGTTCTTATTGAAGCAGTTAAAGAATTAAAAGCAGAAGTAGACGAACTTAAAAAGGGAAAATAGATGGCAATACCAAGTGCAGGGTCAGCGTTAGCATTATCAGCTATTCAAACAGAGTTTGGGGGTAGTAACCCTATATCAATGTCTGAATACTATGCTGGTGGTGATAATGTACCATCTGGTACAACTGGAGATTCTGGTAATATTCCAAGTAGTGGAACTATTTCTATGTCACAGTTTTATGGTAGCACTAACCGTGTATCTATTGCACTTACTATTTCAAGTACAACGCAGAACTACAACATTTATTCAAACAAAGGCGGTACATATTCTGCAGGTAATTCAGATATAACTTTAACTGTACAAGCTATTGTAGGTTCGTCAAGCACAGGTGGATATGGTATTGATACAGGAAGTCAATGGGCATCTGGTGATACCGTTAAAATTATAAATAATAATCAAATTGTTGGTGCTGGTGGTGAAGGTGGTAATGGTGGTAATGCTGATGCTGCACATGCTGGACAAGCTGGTGCATCTGCGGGTGCTGCTATTAATTTAGGATTTAACACTACAATCCAAAACAACGGAGGATTTATCCGTGGCGGCGGCGGTGGCGGCGGTGGCGGCGGCGGTGGTCGTGGCGTTTATCAAGTGGATAAAAACCAAACACAAACTATTGCTAGTGCTGGTGGCGGCGGCGGTGGTGGAGCTGGTCAAACTGGCGGTCCTGGCGGAAGTAAAGGTATGAATACATCACAATCACAGAATTTAGCCAACGGTCAAGCTGGTAGTGTAAGTGCTGCAGGTGCTGGTGGTACTGGTGCAACTCCAAACCAAGGTGACTCACGAGGAGAAGGCGGTAACGGTGGTGCAGGTGGTGGCTTTGGTTCTGGTGGACAAGCTGGACAAGCACATTTACAAGGTCAGAACGGTGGACAATCAGGTGCTGGTGGAGCTGGTGGTGCAGCGGGTAAAGCTATTAATTTAAATGGTAATCAAGTAACATACGAAGATGGAAGTGGAAATGTCCAAGGAGCAGTATCATAATGAGTAACCCAGTTTTATATAGAGCATGGATTCAAAACAAAAAAGTTGTACATCGTACTTATTGGGCAGGAAACGAGGATGATGAAGTTAAAAAAATTAAAGCTGAAATAGCAAAAAAATTTCCTGGTGAAACATGGCCACACGAACCTAATGTGTGGGGTGTAAAAATGGGAGCAAATAAGTACAGTCTACATGGTTGTAGTTGTGCTCCTGATTATAAAGATAGTAGTAAAATACAAAACAGTATTTTGTTAAACCATGACTTTATTAAATATTTTTATGACCTAGATACTACAACAAAAACGATGGAAGTAGTTTATAAGAAAGGAGCTGTTATGCCTGTAGTAACAGTCCCTAGCAATCTTACCGTAGAATATGTAACTGATATGTGTAATGCTTCTTTTCAAATGCAGGCTACACAAGCTATATATGTTACTGGCACGAATGATAATGTTTGGGCTTGGGCTGAATCATTAAAATCAGATATAGTCATGCCGATTTCAAAAAGTAAAAAATTAGCACATGCAGACGATATGTACAAATTTCAATTTAATAATGCAAAAGAACTAACAGAAGTTGTTTTAGTTGCCCATCTTGAAAGATATATGGTATATGGAGAAGGCACTAATTTGTATGAAGAATATACAGCTGATTACGCAGACGAGCTTACTAACCTAGCTGATACTGAAATTGTAGTTCCAAAATTTGATAATCATGGTAATCGTATAGCTCAAAATGTAAGTAAAGAAGATATAGGAGAATATGTAAAAGTTCCTAAATCAGATGGTTCTGGTGGCTATGATATTGTAAAATTAAAAGACTTGTAGGGGGTGTTATGGCTAATGGAGTTGAATGGGGTATAGGGCCATCTCATGTAGTTACAAGAACTAATCATATAACATTATTAAGATGGGGATTTTGGTCGCCATACTTTGCTTTCTTTTTTTCTAAAATATTGCCAGTTGAACAAGTCATGCACGACCATGAGGGAAACTTTATTGCTTTTCTTTTGTGGGGCAGATATACAGAGTATGTTAGAGTGCCTGGACAAAAAGAACTAGAAGTAAATAAATATCGTTGGATTAATATTGTTAAGTGGGATACATTACATTTAATAAAATGTGAGAAACCTGTGTATACCATACAGTTTATGGGTAGAAAAATGCACGAAGTTGTTGTTGAATATAAAGGTAGATTAATTCCTTTTAAAAGACTATGCAAACGAGATGGTAGGTATAGAAGCAAAAAATGAGTGCAATTATAAAAACAATTAAACAAGATTGGGATATTAAAATATATAATCAAAGAAAAGAATGTCCTTATTTGGTTATAGATAATTGGTATACTCAAGATGAATTGTCTGCTGTGTGGCATGAATTAAACATGTATCTTACTCAACCTATAAAAGAAAAAGCAGACGATGAAGGAAGTCCTGTTGCAAAAGAAGATGGAGTTGCAAAATCTAATGCATTTCGTTTTCACGTTTGGGATTATTATACACAAAAAGGTAGGGATATATCTCCTATATTACGTAATATGTATAAACAAAGAACTAAAGAGTTTCACGATATAGTTTTAGAAACTATGCCTTTACATCATAATAATTTTATTAACACTAATACTGATGCTAGCTTTATTGGTTATTATGACAAAGACCAATATTATAAACCACACCATGATAGCGTTCAGTTTACTTGTTTAATATGGATGTATAAAGAACCTAAGAAATTTTTTGGGGGTAACACTAGACTTGTACCTATTGATGCAACTATTGAATGTATACCCAATCGCATGTTGTTTTTTCCTAGCTATATACAACATGAAGTTACTTCTTTAAAAGCAAGTAAAAATATTCCATTTGGCTATGGTAGATTTGGTATTACGCATTTTTATAATTGGAGTTCTTCTAACTCATAAAAGGTGCATTTACTATACTGTTGATATAAAATAGGGTATTATTAATATCGGAGTGTATTATGATTGGATTAATTGTAAATGGCTTAAGTAAAGCGGTTGGAGGATACTTTGAACATAAAGGCAAAGAATCAATCGCAAAGTCTGAATTAAAAATAGCCGAGATAGAAGCTAAAACAGCGGTAAAAAAGAAAGTTGCAGAAGGTAAGGTTGAATGGGAAACCGCTATGGCAAAGGCTTCTGACGATTCCTGGAAGGATGAAGCATGGACGCTGACTTTCATTGCTATAATAATTTTTAGCTTCATTCCATACTTTCAACCATTTGTTGCTGAAGGTATACAATTCTTAGCTACATTTCCAGAATGGCTACAATGGTCTATAATGGCAAGCATCGGAGCATCTTTTGGGCTTAAATCAATAGGGAAATTTACTAAGTAATGTTTAAATTATCAAAAAAATCATTAGGTAAATTAAGCGAAGTAAACCCTGATTTACAGAAATTAGTTAAGAATGCTATAGGTTTATCAACCATAGACTTTGGTATATCAGAAGGAATGCGAACCAAAGAAAGACAACAAATATTATATAACACAGGTAAAAGTCAAACTATGAACTCAAGACATCTTACAGGTCATGCTGTAGATGTATATGCATGGAAAGATGGTGCAGTATCTTGGGAGTTTGAAGATTATGAAACAATTAATGTTGCTTTTAATCAAGCAGCAAAACTTACCAACATTCCGTATGTATGGGGCGGTTCGTGGAAAACATTTAAAGATGGACCTCATTTTGAATTAAAACGAGAAAAGTAATATGGCATTAAAAAAGCTTATATTTCAACCAGGAATAAACAGAGATAGAAGTAACTACTCTTCTGATGGCGGATGGTATAACTGCGATAAAATAAGATTTAGACAAGGATACCCTGAAAAAATAGGTGGTTGGACTCCAATCAATATAACTCCTTTTGTAGGCGATTCTAGTAGTATTATACAATATGGCACAACTGATGGTAATGAGATAATTAGTATTGCTACTAATGAAAAAAATTATATTCTTAAAGGAACTACTCTTACTGATATAACTCCTCTAAGAATTACTTACACATCAGCTACTAGCCCATCAACAGATAACTGTTTTAAAACTACTGATGAGTCAACTACGGTGGTAGTCACGATAACAGGTCATGGTGCTTCAAGCGGTGATTACGTAACCTTTAGTGGTTCCGCTGCAGTTGGTGGAGTAACAGCTGCTAACTTAAATACAGAGTTTAAAATAGCTAATGTTACAAGTAATACATTTGAGATTACAGTAGCAGCGGCAGCTACATCTACTGTTTCTGCAGGTGGTGGCACAAGTATAGTCGCAGCTTTTCAACATCCTGTCGGTGCTTCTACAATAACTTTTGGTTATGGTTGGAGTGCAGGCACATGGAGTAGAGGTACATGGGGTTCTAGTGCAACCACACCAATTAGTATACCTGCTAGATTAACATTCCAAGACCAATTTAATAATGATGTTATATATAACATACAAGACTCAGATATATTTTTCTTTGATTATGACGCTAGTATTAGTAATCGTGCTGTTAAACTTAATACTGTAGTTGGTTCAAGAGCAGTACCAGAACAAGTAGGTAAAGTGATGTTTGCAGCAAGTGGACATTTACTAGCTCTTAGCTGTACTTCTTTTGCTCGTAGCACTACAGCAGGACAGTCTATATCTAGTATTACTAGGTCTGGCACCACAGCGACAGTAACCACAGGGTCAGGACACGGTCTTAGTATATATGACTGGGTAGATTTTACTGGTCAAGCACCTCAAGTATATCAAGGAGAGTTTCAAGTATTGACTGTGCCATCAAGCACTACCTTTACAATTACTCTACCTTATGACCCAGGTAGTAACGCTACCACTACAGGTAGTTATGTAAGTGTAGATTATTCTGGAACACTTGACCCACTACTTATTAGATTTGCTAATGTAGATGCTACTGTAGGACCAGAGCCTACAGAGTGGAAACCTGAAGTAACTAATTCAGCAGGGTTCTTAAGAGTCAAACAAGGCTCTCAAATTATTACTGGATTTAGAACTAGACAAGAGGTTCTTATCTTTACTGATACAGCACTATCAAGCCTACAGTTTTTAGGTACAGAGGAAGTATTTGCTTTACAAGAGATTAGTGACAGTATCAACATTATTGGCCCTAAAGTAGTGGCTGAGGCTAACAATGTTGTTTATTGGATGGGAGCAGATAAATTCTTCGCTTATGATGGTAGAGTTAATACTCTGCCGTGTACCTTAAAACAATATGTGTTTGAAGATATGAATAAAGAAAACGGCTTTTTAAATTTTGCAGGAGTCAATAGTGAGTTTAATGAAATCATCTGGTTTTATTGTTCAAGTGGTTCTAACAGTGTAGATAGGTATGTTATATTTAATTATGAAGAAAAAATTTGGTATTTTGGTAATTTAACAAGAACTTCATGGGCTAATCCTGGAACTATTAAGTTTCCATTAGCTACTTTCAATGGCTATGTATATAAACATGAAGATGGTAAAGACAATGTAGAAACTCCTGGTGCAACTCCAACTGCTATAGAAGCTTTTATTGAATCAGGAGATATGGGTATAGAAGATGGTGATAGTTTTGTTTTAACTAAGAGAGTCATACCTGATGTAAACTTCACTAATTCTGATACAGCAACTGCACAAGGAACTACTCTAACACCAGAAGTACAAGTAACTGTAGGAGTTAGAAACTTCCCTGGTGCTGCTAGTAGTACTTCTAATGTTGCAGGTAATACTTTATCAAGAGACGTAGTGACTACCGCCAGCGTTGACCAATATACTAATCAAGTATTTGTTAGAGCCAGAGGCAGACAAATGAACTTTAAGATAGCTAGTGAAGATGTAGGTGTACAATGGCAACTTGGTACTACACGAGTAGACTTTAGACCAGACGGTAGGAGAGGCTAATGGCATCAAATATACCATCAACCAAAGGACCTAACTTAACTAACCCACCAGCAGAATATGATGCAGGGCAAGAACTACAGTTAGTAAACCAACTACGTTTATATTTTAACTCAATAGATGGTAATAATAATCAAGTAAAAGAAAGTGTAGATGCGTTAAATACATTGAATTGGCTAGGAGATAACTAATGGCGTTTCAAAGAATTACACCAACTAGATTAGCTCAAGCAGCAAGCACTACTAGCTTTTTGGCTATTTATACATGCCCAAGTAATACTCGTGCTTATGTAAAAGATATAACCGTGTGTAATACTACAGGTAGTGCAGTTACTTTATTTTTAAGTTTAGTGCCTGACCAAGGTACTGCAGGAACAGCTAATGCATTATTTAATGCACATAGTATAGCTGCAAATACTACTTATCAATGGAAAGGAACACAGATTATGAATGAGTCAGAAACTTTACAGTTTAAAGGTAGTGCAACAGGCTTGACAATTAACATATCAGGGGCAGAAGCCGTTGATTAAGGACATAAAAAGGTTATAATGACGCTATGAGTCTAGGAAATTTATTATCAAGTTTAGCCCCAGTAGCCGCAGGTTTTGCATTTCCTGGCTATGCTTTGGCTGCAGGTGCTGCCACAGGTGCAGGTATAGCTGCACTAAGAAAGGAAGACCCATTAATGGGTGCTGTTACAGGTGGTCTTGGAGGATACGGTGGTGGTCAACTTGGCCAAGCTGCAGCAGGAGCAGGTGGTGTTAATACATTAGCAAATGCTAGTAAAGAGCAAATGGCTTCAAATGCTTTGATGGGAGGTTCAAGAGTTCCTAGTGCAGCCGCTGCTACAAGCACAACCGCTCCAACATACTCAGCAACTACAGCAGCTAAAAATTTATTTACTAATCCAGGTCAAGTTATAAGCAATTTAGGTGGTGGAGACATGACCAAAGGTGCTATAAAAGCAGGAGCTGTTGGCTTACCTGCAGTAGCAGGAGCGATGGTGCCAGACATGACCACAGCTGAACAAAACAGTTCTAAATATGGTTATGACCCTCAAAGACGATTAAATTTAAATAGAGATTCAGGACTGCGATTAATGCAAGAAGGTGGTTATTTAGAAACAGGTATGGGTGATGGTATGTCTGATAATATACCAAGTAGTATTGATGGCGAACAACCAGCAGCGTTATCAGAAAATGAATTTGTAATCCCTGCAGATGTAGTTAGTGGATTAGGTAATGGCTCTTCAGATGCAGGTGCAGAGCAACTTTACAATATGATGGACAGAGTAAGAAAAGCTAGAACAGGCAATGAAAAACAAGGGAGAGAGATAATGCCACAGGAGTATATGCCAGCTTGAAGAAAGCAACGATTGTTCCAAAAGAACATATCGCAGATGTTTGGGAAGATATAAAAGAGTATGTAGAAAACTGTGCTAAATATACATACGGCAGATTTACCGAACAAGATATACTGAGAGATGTGTTATTAAAAGACCAGCAGTTATGGGTATCTTTTGATACTGAAACTAAAGTTATTGTGGGGTTTTTAATAACAGAAGTAGTGGAGTACCCTCAAGCGAAAATGTTAGTTATGCATTTTACAGGAGGACAGGACTTTAAGAGTTGGGTGCCTGATGGTCTACCGAAGATACAAAAGTTTGCAAGAGACAACGGATGTATTAGAATAGAGTCACATGGTAGAGCAGGTTGGGAAAAGATGTGGAAGGAATACGGATATAAGAAACGATTTGTATTCTATGAATTACCAGTGGAGTGATGAATGTTGTTAAAGTTAGTACCAAATAAATTAAAAGTATGGTTAATTAAATTACTATACAAAGACCTTGCGTCTAAAGGACGTATGGGTGATACTCGTTTAGCTCACATCAATGATTACGAAGCAGACTTATTAAAGTCGGTAGGTGGCTCAGGTACAATTAATCCTGCTACAGGATTATCTGAGTATGGCGGAGGTAGTGGTGGTGGTGGAACTACTAAGTCAACCACAACTAACTTACCTGAGTATGCTAAACCTTTCTACGAAGAATTACTTAAACAATCAGGTAAACAAACTTATACTACAGATGCTTCAGGTAATGTTACAGGTGTGCAAGGTTTTACACCATATACAGGTGATAGAATTGTAGGCTTTACGCCACAACAACAAGCAGTACAACAAGGTGTTATGGGACTACAAACTCCTGGTCAGTTTGGCACAGCAACACAAACATTAGGTGATGCTGGTACAATAGCTACAGCAGCAGGAGCACAAGGTATAACAGGAGCATTAGGTTACACTCCTGGAACTACAGAGACTTTAAGAATGGAAGCTCCTACTAATGTGCCATCATTTACTTATGGTGGTCCTGAAACAAATCCATATACTTCTGCAGTAACTGAAGAAGCTATAAAAGAAGCTAGAAGACAAGGAGATATAGACAAAAACAAGTTTGCTTTAGGTTCAATAGGACGAGGCACATTTGGTGGTGGTCGTGAAGCATTAATGACTGCAGAGGGTGATGCTCGTACTAATGCACTAATAGCTGATTTAAGAGCTAAAGGTAATGAAGCTGCATTTAAAAATGCTCAGGAACAGTTTGAAAAAGATAGAGCTGCTAATATAAATGTTGGTGGTCAAAACTTACAAGCTGAAATGCAAAGAAGACAAATGGAGCAAGCAGGTGGTCAGTTTGGTGCTAAGTTACAAGCTGATTTAGGTATTGGTGGATTAGGTGCTGGTATACAAGCAGGTCAGGCTCAAGGACAATTAGGTAGAAATGAGCAAATGGCTAATTTAGAAAGACTAAAAGCTCAAGCAGCTACTGCAGGTCAACAACAAGCATTAGACCAAGAGATAGCAAACTTAGCGTATCAACAGTTTAAAGAAGAACAAGATTACGAAAGACAATTACTAGAATATCAATCAAACATACTTCGTGGTACTGCAGGTGCATTAGGCTCAACACAAGTTTCTTACGCTCCACGCCCTAGTTTAGCTAGTCAAATAGGTGGATTAGGTATTGCGGGTCTCGGTTTATATCAACAAATGAGTTAATATGAATATTATACAGCTACAAGACAGATTAAAAGGATTACCAGAACAGGCGTTAGTTAAATACGTAGAGCAACCTATGGGTGAAGTTCCTATTTATCTTGCGTTAGGTGAATTACAAAGACGTAAAGAAATGAAAGAGAGATTCCAAGCAACTCAAGCAGATAAACCTAGTGTTGCAGAACAACTTGTAGCAGAATCAAAACCAATGCAAATGGGCTTAGGTGCTATGGCTCCTCAACAAATGATGCCTGGAAGTCAAGGCGTAGGTACTCCACCACCAGCACCAGAAATAGACCCAAGACAACTAGCTGCTAGTGGTATAGCTGCTAACCCACAATCAGCTGTAGGTGGTACAGCTATGATGAAAGAAGGTGGGATTGTAGGATATGCTAAAGGTGGTGAAATTGATGAAGATTTTATTAAGTACATAGAAGCTCAACGAAAAGCAAATATAGCAAAAGGTGTATCTGGATATGGTGGAGTAATAGACCCATCTAAAATACCAGATGTAGTGGACGATGCGGCAGTTGCAGGCACTATAAGTTCTGCAGCAGATAAAACAAAAGGTAAAGCTACTGGAATATTAAGTAACCTAAAAGGTGTATCAGGTAAAGCTGGTAACATTATGAAGAATAACAAAATTTTAACAACACTAGGTTTACTTTATGGTGCAAACTCAATATTTGGTGGTGATGATGGTGACGAGTTAAAACAACCACCTGCTAAACCTACTGTTCCAACTACGGTGCCAAATATAAGCACTAAAAATAGTAAAAAAGACCTTGTTACTACAGCTAAAGAACAACAAAAACTAATAGAAGATTTAATTGGAGTAGATACAGCAAGAGAAGATACCCGTACAAGAGCACAAGAGAAAAAAGAAAATGCTTTAAATATGGCTTTGATACGTGGTGGTTTAGGTATGGCATCAGGACAGTCTGCAAACTTTATAGATAATTTAGCAGCAGGTGCAACATCAGGTGTAGAATCATTTGCAGAAACAACAGATGAAGTAGATGATATACTAGCAAATATAGATAAACAACAAAGAGCAGAAGAAGTTGCGATAGCTACAAAAGCTCTTGATATGTCAGCAAAAGAAAGAGAGTTAGAACAAGAGTTAGAAATAGCTAAAATTACTTCTACAGGACAAACACCAGGTGGATATTATAGTGTTAAACAACAAAACAAGGTTTCAGAAGCACTTGGAAAAGACCAGGATTACCAAAATCATAAAATATTAGCTACACAGCTAAGAGCAAAATCAGAAACTCAAGGTGGACTTTCGCCAGATGACCTTGCAACACTTAATCAAGCAGAAACAGCGATGAAAATAGCTGAAGATGATGTTTATTTAAGATTTAATATGACACGTCCTCAACCAACTGTAAGTCAAAATAACCAAGTTTATAACGTAGATTATTAAACGGAGTATCTAATGCCATATTCGGTACTAACAAAAGATGGTATACAGATAAATAACATACCAGATAATATACCTCGTGATTCAGATGAATTACGTCAACGTGTAGAAGAAGCTCGTAAAAATATACCTCAAACTCAACCTACAGGCCAACCTAAAGTTTTACAAGAAGGCGAAGGTAGCGATTTCTTTCGTGGTTTAGGTACATATAAAGACCAATTCGGCGGTATTTTAGGTGGAGCAGAAGTTCTTGCAGGTAAAGCTGTTGACTCCGATGAGATGATTAAATCAGGCCTTCAAAGAATGGATGAGTCTGAAGCAGCTATTGGACGTAGAGGTGTCAAAGAAACAGATGAATTTACAAAAGCTTTAGATAAAGGTGTAGTAGCTGTATTAACTGAGTATATACCTTTTATTGCAGGTCAAGGTGTAGGTATGATTGGTGAAGCTCTTATAACTTCAACTGCGGGTGCAATGATTGGTACTGCTTTAGCTCCTGGTACAGGAACAGTAAGTGGTGCATTGACTGGGCTTGTTAGTAAAAATCTAGTTAAAAAAGGTATTATAGATGCAGCTAAAGATTTAGGTGAAAAAGAACGTAATGATTTTATTAAAGCAGAAACAACTAAATTTTTAGCCTCACAAGGCGGTAAACAAGCTATTAAAGATATTTATGCAAGAGCAGGTAGAAGAGCAGCATTAGGTACAATGTCAGCTAAGTTTGGTGCAGGCGAGGTAACAGGTCGTGCAATAGATGAAGCTATAAAAGGTATAGATAATCCAGAAGAACAGTTAGAAAAAATAAAAGAATTAGGTACAGGTAGATTAGCAGGATTAAGTACAGCTCATGCGTTAGCTAATTATATAGGATTAAAAATTGGTCTTGGTGCTCTAGAAAAAATGGCACTACCTACACAAAATGTTCTTCTTAATGTAGCTAAAAACATAGGTATAACAGGTTTAAAAGAGGCACCTGTTGAAGCATTACAAAGTGCTATAGAAAGATATGCTGCATATTTACCTTTAACTGATAAAGCTGCTATTGAAGAGTATATTAACGCAGCTGCAGCTGGTTTTGTAATGCCTATCGTACCTGCAACAATCGGTGGACTTAGAAGTGGACCTGTATCACCAAAACCAAATGACTCAAATCCAAACATTGATGTAGATGAAGATATTGTAACTACTGATACGATTGATGCTAAAAACTTATCTGAACAAGAAATAAAAGAAAAACAAAAAGTTTGGACACCAAATAAAAAAAGAGAAGACCATAAAAAAGAAACTATAGAAAAACAAAACAAAGGTAATTTTAGTTATGAAAATACTCAAGAAATTGATGTAAATAACGCTAATATAGACCCATCTAAAATGGAGGTGGACGATGATACAAGACGACAAAATGAAATTGGAAATTCTATCGAAAACGGACCTAGAATTGGCTCTGAAATATCTGCATCAGACGACTCTCTTAACAAATACTACGACGAGATTAACACTCCCGAAGACTCTTCAGGAACTTTCGGAGGTCCAATGGATGATACTGGCGGGGGTGTTGGAAGAGTTGATGATGGAACAGGAGGATTCAATCCTTCATTAGAACAAGCACTAAAAAGTGCTGACCCTGCATTAGCAGAAGCTTTAAATAAAGCCGAACATTTAACTGATGAAGATAAAATATTAATAATTAATGACTCAAATACATATGATGTCCCTATAGAATTAGTTGTAGATAACATACCTGTACTAGATGCTGAAAGAAGACGAGCAAATCTTGGTAATAAAACTAATACTCTTACTGCTGAACAAAAAGAAGAACTTGCTGCTGAACGAAGACAAAAACTTGCTGAAAAAAGAGCAGAAGCTAATAGAGAAAGACAAGAAGAACTAAGAAGAAAAGCACTAGAAGGAGGACAAAAAATTGATGCAGAAAAAACTGATATAGAAAAGCTTCAAGGTGAGGACTTAGAAATACAACAAGGTGTTGATGCCATAATGGGCTATATTAATGAAATACAAGAAGAAAAATCACCAACTATCAATTTAGACGAAGCTGGACCTGGCATTCGAGCAAGTCAAGCTAAAGAACAAAAACTTCCTGTGCCTGCTAGAATACAAGAGTTTCAAAGTGAATATGCTAAGATTTATAACACTGAGAAAGAAGGCAAAAGAAAAGCAGATAATTATGCAAGAACTAGATTTAAAGATAAAGATTTTAAACGAGAATACGAAGCATATCTTAATGTAGCATCACCTATAAAAACAACAGCTGATACAAAAGAAGAACTTAAAACATCTACAATATTAAGTAATAATAAAACTAAAATACAAAATTATCAAAAAGATAATAATTTAGAAGACAGTCATTTTATAAGAGAAGAGAGAGAAATTGAGTCTATAGGTCAAGTAGCAAAAGAAGTAGTGCTATCATACTATTTACAACCTCGTGTTACATTAGATTTAAAGAAAGGTAAAAAACTTAAAGCTAATAGTAAAATAGCTGATGAGTTAACTAACTATATTCTTAAAGACCAAGGAGTTTCTATTGGTAAAGAATATAAAATAATTGAAGTAATTAAAACTAAAAAAGGTGGTAAAGAAACAAAAATAAATCCACTTGAAATTAGAAGATTTTTAAATAATAGTTTAAACAAAGAACAATTTGAAGAAATAAGTAAAGACAAAGATAAGTATAATAAAATACTAGCCCAAATACCAAGAAAAATAAAAGAGCGTTATGCCATAGACCCTGCTAGAACTGCTGGTACAAAAACAGTAAACACAGAAACAGATAAAAGATTAAAAGCTTTTAATGCTAACACTAACCCTGTTGTAGAAGAGTTAGAAGTTGAAGCAAAAATATTAGGAGTGGCTATACCAGACTTTATTAAAACAGGTGCCGTGTTTGGTTCTGTTCGTAGTCCAATAGAAGATGCAACATCTGTTGATGATTTAATGAAAGCAGTGTTAGGTGATTATATTTATGAAGAAGGAATGGATAATATAATACGTAAACCTGATAAGGGAGCAAACAAAGAAGAATTTTATGGTAGAGGTGTTTTTGATGGCACTATAGTTAATGAAGACAGTTTAAATAAACGTAGAGATACAAGAAAAGAATTTTACAATTCACCACTTTTTGACGCTTATTTATCAAGAAATAATATATCTAAAAATAAAATACTAGATAGTGCATTTGATAACTCTATAGATTCACAAGTTGAAAGATTTGAAAAAGGACAAAGAAAAAGTCTTAAATATGTAGATACTAAAGTGGCTGTTAATTTTTATGCAGATGGTAGAACTATAAAAGATATGGTAGACAAAGCTTATAAAGCTTTTAAAGAACAATTAGCTGCACAAAAAGACCAAAAACAATTAAATAAACTTAAAGAACAATTAAAAAAAGAAACTAATCTAAATGCAAAATTAAGAGATGAAACAGCTAGAGTAGCCACGGATGCTCCTACTACTAGTATTCTAAGAAATGCTACTAACGCAAGAGAAGGTTTAATATTAATACGTCAAAACATATCATCTAAACCAGCAACAAAATTAAGACTATTTCAAATATCTTTGATAGATGTTCTTTTGAGAGTTCCTAATTTAGACAATGTAAGGGTAAATATTATAACACCTGAAGCAATGAAGAAATTGTCAAAAGAAGAAAACGTTGAAGGTATGTATATAAGTAATTTAGATAAACAAAATAGCACAATTTCTATTGTAGAAAATTTAGAAGATTCTAGTATGGCTAGGGCGTTTTTTCACGAAACTCTACACGCTGCAACCATGCTCGGTCTTTCTAATATAAATTTAGAACAAGCAACTATATTAAGAGATATGCTTGTAAAAGCAAGAGAAGCTGCTGCAGAAAAAGGTATTACAGAGTTTAAAAATGATTTTTATGGACTTACAGATATACAAGAGTTTTTTGCAGAGGCATTTAGTAATCCTACATTTTTTAATTTCTTAGCTTCAATAGAAAGTGTTGACCCACAACTGTCAAGAGAGTCCACATTTAAATCATTACTATCTGATTTAATTAACGCAATAAAAAGACTATTAAGTATAGGAGGAGATGTAGATAATTCTTTATTAGGCGACACAATTAAAATGACTCCTGAACTGTTTGAGTTTGGTGCGATACCTCCAGTAACACAAAGAAAGATAAACTTTGTAAAAGCTATAAATGCAAAACAAAGAGGTATACCACAAGAAATAATAGATATATTGTTTCCGCCAGGTGACAGAATGGACCCTGCCGCATTAGAGGGACCTCAAAGTAAAGATAAAAAAGGTAGAACAACTTTACAAAGAAGAGAACAACAGACAGAAGCAAATGAACAACGAACAGATACAGGTAGATTTTTTGCAGGTTTAAAATCAATAATGAATAATGGCATACAGTATGAAAAAGCTGTTAAATATGTAGAAAGAAAGTTTGCAAATGCGTCTGTTAAAATAAAAGATTTACAACAACAGCTAGAAGATTCTAACTTATTACTTAGAGGGGTAGAGGGAAATAATGATATTTATGACCAACTTGTGTTGTCATACTCTAAAGCAAACGATTATATGATTGAGATGCTACCTTCTTTAAAAGACTATGAAAATAGCTTATTAGATTACATAAAAATATACCAAGAAGCAAACCCTGAAGCGAGTGAAGCAAGAGCAAGAGCCGTTTTACAAGATTTATTTTTAGGACAACATGAATTTGAAAGAAGACAAATAAGATATATTTTAACAGTACCGTTAAGTACAATAGAAATAATGCAAGGTAAAAATGGTACAAAGGTGTCACCTGCTGAGTATAGAGAAGAAATTATGAAAACTATAACTAATAAAGAGTGGACTGACCCTAATGAACGTATAGCAGCTTTAAAAAAATACAAACAAAACCTTATATTTTTAGCTGACCCTAAAACAAGAATTTCAGGTCAACCTACTGTAACTAATAAAGTTACAAATGAAAACAAACAATTAGGTAAAAGTTATAAAAATAAAAAAACATTACCTAGTAAAATTCCATTAGACATAAAAGATAGTTTTTATGATGTATCTGTTATTGATTACAATACTGGTGTACAACTAAAACAAGAGTATGAAAATGTAAAACTTAGTAATCCAGAACTTTATAATGCTATGAATACAGTTAGAAAAAACATGACAACAGTGCAAACAGAAACTACAAAACTTAATGCTTTAGGTAACTATGCTGGGCCTCAAGTTACTAACATATTAGATTTCTATGGTTGGAATAACTATATTCCATTAAAAGGTAAACAGAATCAAGATTTTGTATCTGATGATATGGCATTTCTTGAACCAACAAATAAAATGTCAAGAGAATTAAAAAAATTAGAATCTACTTTTGAAGCACAAACAGAAGATGCAGAAGACCCATTCACACAAGTTGTAGTTGACGCATCATTATCAGCTTCAAGAGCAGGTAGAGTTGGATACACTGAAGCATTATATAATGCAGTATCAACAGAAATTGAATATCTCAATGAGAAAGGTGAAAAAGTAAAAACCACTGCTATAGATGGTAAAATAGAAGAAATATTTAGTTATGAAGATAGATACAGAAATAGTGATGACCTTCAAAAAGCAATACAAAAACCAAATACTGTAATTCATTTTTTACCTGATGGTTCTCTTGTAGCTATTTCAATTAAAGATGAAGCTATGCTTACAGCAGTTAGAAAATCTTATGCTAATAAAAATCCTTTATTAGATACTGCTAATTTTTTAACAGGTAAATTAGGACAATTACATACTAGATATAATGTAAAATTTGGACCAGTAAACTTCACTCGTGATTTTATTTCGGCATATTTTTTAATAGCTACAGACGTAGGACTAAAAGATGCAAATGCTTTTGCTATGTCTATGGCTGAAACATTAATAACAAAGAAAGGTTTTAGGCACAGTTTTAAAATGACCAGATTATATAATGATGGAAAAAAAGTTGAACTTAGAAAATTTGTAAATGAAGAAACTAAAAAAGGTAATACTTATCCTAAAATGTTTTTAGAGTATCTAGAACAAGGTGGTATGGTAGCTTATAAACAAGCTTTGTCATCAGAAGCAGTATTTAGAGAACAACAAAAAATGTTTAAAGGAGATAAAATTGCAAAAACAAGTAGACAAGTAAATGGATTTTTTGATGCCTATATGGGTATGTTTGAATTGAGTGTAAGGGTAGCAGCATATTCAACATTAAAAAAGAATTACTTAGCTAGAAACGCAACTGGACTAAAAGATAATCAGGTTTCTAAAGAAGTTATGAATGCAGCCAAATCTTCAGCAGCAGTATACGCTAAAAGATTATCTAACTTCGAAGAGGTTGGTGAACTCGGTCGTGCTTTTGGTGCTTTCTTTATGTTCTTCCGTGCTTCTGCAGTTGGTGCTGCTAGAGCTCTTCAAACAATAGGACCAGGTATGATGAGAGAAAGCGAAGTAGAAAGTAATTTATCTGACTATATAAAAAATGACCCTCAAAGATTAGCTACTTTTAGACAAAAATTTGCATTAAAAAAACAACGAGCACAAGTAGCAACAGGTTCACTTCTAGGTTTAGGGTATATTATTTATATGTTAGCATCTATGCTTGCGACTGGTGATGATGAAGATGATACAAACATGGTATTAAATGATGACTTAGGTAGATGGACTAGGTATGCTAGATTTGATATAAGTGCAATTACAGGTAAAAAAGGTGATGTCTTTCAAATACCGTGGGGTTTTGGTTTAGGCGGTATACCTGCACTTGGTTCTCAACTTGCAGGTCTTATTCATTCTAATGAAAATTCTAAAGCATCAATATTTGGTAATATGAGCACTATTGTATTAGATAATTTTGCACCCATACCAATATCTAGAGTGAATCCTACAGATAGGGCAATAACTTTTGGACTTGATAGTCTTATGCCAAGTATTATAAGACCATTATTTCAATATAATATGAATATTAACGGCTTCGGTTCGCCGATATATAATCAAACAACAGGTCGTGGAGCAGCTTATTCAGGTGCAGACTCAACGCCAGAGATGTATAAAGATATAGCAGCTTTTTTTGCAGAACAAGGTCTTATGAATGTTTCTCCTAATGAATACTATTTCTTTGCTAATAACTATCTTGATGCTGCTGCAACTTTTTCGCAAAATATGTATAGCTTACTTTTCTTGACTGCAAGAGGTAAACAAGAACTTAACTTAAAATCAGATACTATAATTCTTGGTAGTTTTTTTAATAAGTTTTCTGACCTAGACCAAAGAGCTTATGCTAACACTATAAAAAAAGTTGATAAACTTAGAGAACAAATAGATTTATTTAAGAATACTAACCCAACAAAATATTTAGAAACGTTAAATGATAACCCTGCAGCATTACCAACTATAAAAGTTTTTGATAGTTTAAAAGCTCGACTTAACAAGTTGAATGCACAAGCTAATAAAATAAGAGATAATCAAGATTTAACACCAAAACAGAAAAAAGAACTTTTAGACTATATAAAGAAAACTCAGCTAATTATAAAACGTCAAATGACAAATGCTGTTACACAAGGTATACCAGAGTAATTACCTGACTCTCCAAACTCTAACACCCATCACATCATCTTTCATAGTCTGAAATATTTTGACTTTTACTTTAGCTCGTTTAGCACCACTATCAATGGCATATATCATAGATGATGGTTTTAATGTTGGTATAAAAAAACTTTCCCCTATTTGCATCCATTCGAGAGGAAAGTTCCATTCTGGTTCGTCATTTAGTCTCATTGTTTTCCTGTATCAAGTCTTCTATAAACTTAGTAGTATCAATCTCAAGTGTCATTACTGAGCTAAATCCTGTAGCGGCTTTCCAACCTGTACCCATACGACGTTTATGGTCACGTATGTTATAACCTTTTGCTTTCATCTTGAGCATAAAGTCAGACACACTAACACCTAATTTAGCAAGATATTCTCTAAAGTGACGCTTTTCTATAAACATCTTACCTGTATCAATCTCTGCACGTATCAATAGTTCACCTCTTGGTTCTTGATTAAGTCGATTATTCTCGTTCACCTCAAGTGCCAGGATGTTAGTATTGTGTGCATTAAGATATTCTCCAAGGATGCTTTCGTAATCTACCACATTGATACGTCCTATGACGTTATCTCTAATATTTATAAGTTCACTAACAGTAGCTAAATATATTCTAGATAAATCTAAGTCTACTATGTCATGCTCCACAGCTATTTCACCTGCAGCAAAAGTACAAGCTACCATGTTCTCATGGAATCTATAAGTAGTATCGTCTCCAAAGTCTTTCTTAAATTTAACTAACCACTTGTCAATTCTACTACGTATATCATCAGGAGAGTAATCAAATAACTTAGTTATAAAATCCAACCCTGCGTGCCCATAGTGGTGATTATAGGGTTGAAATATGCCTGCCCCTGCTGTTGGGTCATCAAAGAATATCTTAGGTTTATTCACAGTAATTTCTAGTAAACGAGCCACCTCTCCATGTGGGTTTTTCTTTACAGTCTGCAAGGTGTTATATAAAGAGTGATTAGAGGTAAACAAGGCTATTAGTGAGGCAGACATCTCATACTCCCTCTCAGCGTTCACTGAGGCTTGCATACGCACTTTTGCTTTACCATTTGATATCTTATGTATTAGATTAGATAACGCTCTACCTTCTATATTACCTACCTCATCTAGACCAAACGGTAGATTATGAAATGCTAGATATCTAGCTGTTAATGCGTTCTCTGTAGCACCACCCTGTGTAAGCTTTAGTGCCTCTGGATTACCCCATATACTCAAAGCTGCTTGTAATGCACCTGTTTTACCTGAACCTGAATCTGTTCCTGTGAGACATACAGTCATACCATTGGTAGTTGTAAAGTCCATAATTACCGAACCAAACCCAGTCAACATAGTAAATGCATGTAGTTCTAAACTAGGTGTATTTAGTTTGTTAGCTGTTTTTTTCCATTCTTCATAGCTACCTTCAGTATTTAAATGTTGAGCTATACCTTTACATAATGGTGAAGTTGGACTATTGACAACATTTCCTTTTAAATCTATTTCTTTATTACCTATTACAAAAGCATCTTTATCTGGTGTCCACCCCATCTGTGTTCGCATAATTTCAGCTTTACTTTTGGATAATAGGTAGTCTCCCCATCTATAAATATAAGTCATAAGATATCTTCCTTGTTGGTTGTTAGGGTCAAAAAATACCCCATTACGTAATACAATTTGTTTAAATTTTGTTGGGTCATATAAATGCTCCATAGGCATCATAAATTCTCTTGGCTTATCATTAGGTGGATGATACATCATATTTAAACACTCACCCTCTGTTGCACTATATATTCTATTGATAGGGTACAAATCATATGGTGATACTAACATAGGTTTTTTGCGTGGTAACGCTTGCCCATCTTCATCTATTTCTTGTGGGTGTTCAAAGTAAATACCACCATCTGCACCACCATATACAAATGGATACAAGTCTTTTGGTAATCCACCAAGAGTAGACAAAGCACCACCTTGTTTATGTTGTTCTACAGGAGTTACATCTGTAGATGGGGCAGGTACAAATTCTTTACCTATTGCTAAAGGGTTTGTTATTTTACCTTTATGTGAGCATCCATCACACCCTGTAGGATTAAGGTCATTAAATTTTTCGCATGAAAAAGGTTTGTCTTGTGACTGTGTAGCTTTAGCCTCAGTAGTTTTTGGGTCATAGTCTTTGTGATTCTCTGACATCAAATGTATTGCTTGGTCTCTATCTTTACAATGCTGTGCTATTGATAAACCTGCATACCATAAAGGTTCTTCTAACATAGTTGCATTCATTAATATATGTTTTATTTGATTACAACCGTCTTCACCTCTAAGACTTTTCTTAGCTATAGTAGAAAATACAGATTGAAAGTTATCTAACTTAAGTGCTTTTCTTTGGTCCTCAGTTAGTTTTCTATCTTTTAATATAACATCTAGTGATACTTCTACTTCACCAATTATATCTTTGATAAGTTCCAATGAATACTCATGTATCTCTTCGGTTAATAGTTTGGCAGGTGCAGGTTCTTTCCCTTTCTTGTAATTAATACTATCAGGACTTCGCATTATTCTAGCAGCATCACACATAACAGAAGAATCAACTAATAACTTATGCTCTAAACAAAAATTAAAAAACTTTTCTGCGTAAGGCTCCCATTCTTTTATAGTTAGCTCTTCTTGTAAAGGCCAATACCCATGTATACCATTACCAGAATCTAGTTTAATTACAGGAGGTAATAAAGTTTTCTCTACAAAATCATCTAAAGCTTTCTCTGCCTCTTCTTTTGTAGCATACCCTTTACCTGACTCGGCTTTATCTTTACCTACATCTAGGTCTACAAATAAAGATTTTCTATACGTAGCATGTTTAGCTAACCTGCTTTGTCCTTCAAAAGAAGACATAGCTACATATATATTTATATCTTTGTGTTTACTCTGTAAGTTTTTTATTGTGGGTTCTATATCTTTTATATAATCAACCCACTCGTGGTTCATTCCTTTGCCACTAGTCCAAGCTATACAGTATTTGTTGCCCTTTATTGGTAATATTTTTTTGTAAAATTTAGTAATCATTTTCTATATTCTGTAAATATTTCTTAGCTAATACCTGAGTTTTAGTTGGTAACTTCCCTTTATCCAAGTCTTTTTGTACTACACTCATAAATTTTCTAATACTAATACATTTTTTTTCTCGTATATATTTACCTCTAAACCATCCATGCACTGCCATCCTTGAGACTTCAAAATATTCAGCTACTGCTGAAGCAGGTAGTTTAGCCTCTACGCATAACTTTGCTAACTGTATACCAACCCTCTCAGGGTCAGCATTAGTTAGATGAATTAAAAGTTTATCACTATATGGTCTTGCCATTTTAATCTCCCTCAGTTTCTATGCCCCATTTATCCATTAGGGTATTTATGTCATTCTCATCTACTATAGGTTTTGGTTTAGCAAACGGTGATTTTTTAAAATTACTCTGATACACATTCATCTTGATAGCTTCTTTAGCTGCCGTTGATTTAGCTTGTCCTTTTAGTATATCTATATCTTCAGTTTTAACAGCTGCCGCTGGTGAAAAATATAGCTTAGGTATAAAAGCTTCTGAGTCAAATTGCATTTTAGTTACCACATTACCAGCACTAACATTATTATTAGCTAACATTTGCACATAAGGTCTGAAAGGCCATTTACCCATATCCTCTTTTCCAAATGCTGAAGTTGCAGGTAAAATCATTTGCATCACATCACCAGCTGGGTCATTTGCTAATACAACAGCAATCCGCCACGAAAGTTTACACGCTGCACCCATACCACCTGCACCAGAACCTCTAACACTAAGCTCGCAAACATTACAGTTTTTAGCTTGAGGTGTTGGTACTTCTTCATCAGGTAATTTAGAATCAGTTGACCAACAAGTCGGTGAGACAGGTTTACCTTCTTCATACTCTTTTTCATAGAAAGTACGTGAAGCATTATGAGCCATCTTCACTATAATTACGTTCATATAATTATCTTCTATAGTAGATATTTCTTTACCATTGACGACTTTATGAAAATTTTTATCACGAATAGATATTCGTTTAGTGGAATCTCTACCACCCCCACTTGCAACAGCGAGGGTATCTTCATCCAGTCCTTCTTGTAAATCTGGATTGTTTTGTAGAATACCCCACAAATCATCAGTCATCCTTTACTCCCCACTTATCTAAAATGTCTGTAACGTCTTTACTTCCATCAGATGCGGATTTAGTTTTTACTACTTCAGGCTCAGGAACATCATCTGCTTTTTTATCAAAAACTTTAGCATCTACTTGTTCATCAACACCATCTTTAACATTGTATCCGCTAGTCTCACTGAACCCAAAACGGCTTGCACCTTCTGAGCCTTCAACAAGAGCGATTACTTGAACAGCTTTTATCTTTAATGAAACACCTGCTCCGTTCATAGGTGAAAAATATGGATACAATGCTGCGTTAACTTTTAATTCAGAGCCACCCCAAATTGGAGGGTCAATCAATGCATTACCTTTTGCATCAAAAATTGCAGGTTTGTAAGCTGCTTTTGATTTAAACTTAAAGATATAATTACCTGTTGGTTTACCATTATCATCCAATTCTTCTGTAAATGGAGGTGCCGCTTGTGTAACAGATTTTTTCTTCTGTATCTTTAGTTGCTCTTTATAGTTGTCTTCATGCACACCAACAATAGTTTTAATAATTGGTGCAGCATTTTCTTTAGATAGTATAAGATTAACTTTATACTCTCCCTCTTCACTATACTTTGTGTCTGGTTTAGTCAACCAAGGGTACAAAGCAACCCCTGTTTCTGTAGTTATAGTTTCTCTTGCCATAGTATAATCTCCTTAAGATTTAGTTGGTTTACGTACAGTTATTTTAAATTCTCGCATGGTGCTAATTCCAGGTGGAAGTCCCTCATCCTCACGATTACTTAAAAATTCTTTGAAATTTCCTTGATGGAGTCGTTGTTGTAATAACTCTACTTCAAAACCATCCCACTTTTTAAAGTTATCCCAATCTCCACAAACAAAATTTTCTTTAGTGCTCTTGATAACTGTGCCAAACCCAGTACGAATACTGTCAGCACCTATCTCATTACAAGAACTTAATAAAGCCTGTTCTATAGAGACAAGGTCATTAGCTAAATCTTTATCTTTAGCTTCAAACTCCCTAGAAAGTTTGTTTCTCTCATCTCTTATAGCTACATATGTCTTAACTAATTTTTCATTAGCTGTAAGTTTTTTATCTGTCATTCTTCTAAGACCTCCCTATATAAGTCTACTAATTTAGTATGTTGGTCTACTTTTCCTCGTAGCATCGCATACATTCTTTTTTCAACAGCAGAGCCTTGTAGGTGAACAACTGTCATTTTGTTCTTTTGTCCTACTCTATCCATCCTAGCTATACACTGTAAATAAACTTCTACTGACATTACAGGAGACCAAAAGACTACTACGTTAGCAGCAGTTAATGTAACTCCATGTGAAGCAGATTGAGGTTGTATAATTAAAACTCTAGGGTCTTCTACGGTTTGAAATTTTGTAATAATGTTGTATCTCTCTCTTGCACTAACATCACCATGTATTAATTCGTTTGTTATATTGTTCTTTGATAAAAACTCAGACACCACATTAATAGTATGTCTATATGGAACAAAAACTAATACTTTATGTGAAGTCTCTTCAATAGCTTCTAGTAATGCATTCAATCTAGGTTTTATATCAAATGTTATTGTTTCTTTTGTGTCTGTATAAACTGCACCGCCTGATATCTGTAATAATTTATTCATGCCAGAAGCTGCATTTACAGCAGATATTTGTTCTCCTGCTGTTTCAATTAGTGCTTGGTTTTTAAGTTGCTTATAATATTTTTTAGCTTGTGCTGTTAATTCAACATTTCTCGTTTGATACATAACATCAGGTAAGTCTAAACATTCATCTTTTGCAAATCTAATCGCAGGTGTAAGTGCTTTAAACACATCGTCTTTTGCAGTTGGTCTTGGTATCCATTTAAATCTAGAAATTTGATACATCACTTTATCTCGCCATGCTGTTTTAAACTTAGGCACACGTTCTGGACAAACTAATTTAGCTAATCCATATGCATCCTCTGGTGATTGAGATGCAGGTGTTCCTGTCATCATCCACAATCTAGTGCGAGGTGTTAATATTTTAGCTAATGTTTTCCAACGACTTGTTGAGGTTGATTTATATGCATTAGCTTCATCAACAATAATTAAATCAAAATTAGCTCGTTTAATATCATCTCTTACAATAGCCACACCATCATAATTTATTATTATAAATTCATACTCACCGTTTATTATAAGTTGACGTTTTTCTTTAGTACCATGACAAACTTGTGATGTTCTATGCATACAAGTATTAAATATATCTCCTTGCCATGCTGAGTACATAATTGATAGAGGACATATTATAAGCACACGTTTAACTTTACCTTTATTCATAAGATAATCAGCTGCCCATAATGCTGACGAAGTTTTACCTGTTCCTGCTTCGTTAAAACAAAAACCTCTTTTAGTTATAGATAAAAATTCAGATGTAACACGTTGATGGTCAAAGGGTTCATATAGTCCTGCCCATTTATATTCTTTAGTAATAGGAGAAGGTATATTTTTATTTGTATTTACAAGTTGATTAAGTAAAGTTATTTCATCAAGTCCCCAATAAATAACTACTTCGTTTACCCCATCTTCATTTCTTGAAAGTATTTCACTTCTTTCAATATATTGTTTTACTAGTTTTGCTGATTCGTCTCGTAGTTTTAATTTTAATACTTTATTTTTATATAAATTCATAGTTTTATCTCAGTAAGATATACAGTTTACACCTCTAATATAGAAAGTCAACTAATAATTTACTATCTTATTAAGATTTTTTAGATTTTTTTCTTTCTCTCTTGCTTGTTTCTGATATTAGTTTGCCTTGAGAGTTACGTTTGAATGAACGATTCTTAGATTTAGATACTACTTTTAAGCCATCTTTATTTTTACCGCCTTTAGATAAGGCTTTAACATGTGATACATCTTTGCCTTTACGGGCAACACCTGCTTTATCTAGCTTACGGCGACCACGTTGGCGTTCCATACGATTTTTATGCTCACCTCTAGCTTTCTGCTGTTGATATTCTTTTTTGTAATTTCTTTTTTTGACTGCCATTTTTGTATTATACTACTTAGAGTTAAATTCACAACTGTCTACAGAACACCACCCACATAAAGGTGTAGGATTTGGCTGCCAAGTATCTGTTTCATAAGAGTTTTCTAATCTTTTTAAAGATTGTTCAAACATACCCCACGATTTATCCATGTCTCTCCTATGATATTCTTCAGTAATAAAAGCATTATGCATAACAAATAATAACCCTGCTTTTATTTTCTGCACATCAGGAAAATGTGTAAACGCCATTAAAGACATTAATCTTAACTGTTTAGGGTCTGGATATTTTTTACTTCCTGTTTTGTAGTCAACTATAAACGCACAATCTTCATCAACAATAACTAAATCAGCAATACCTCTTACCCATCTATCTTTATTGTGAAAATCACAAGGTGTTCTATCATGTTTAAGTGCCATTTCATACTCAACATATTTATCACCTTTTATATTTACTAAAGAGTCAACCATACCTTTAAATCTTTGATAGTTCTTAGCTAATGGTTTATTATCTCTTACGTATTCTTCCAGTGCAGTGTGCACTTCTTTACCATAAATCATAGCTTCACTTTCTTTTATGGTATAGTTTTTAAGAACACGTATTTCTTGATATTGTTTAGGACAGTTTTGATATTGTTTTAATGATGAATAACTCCAAGTAAAATCTACCATATTAATCCTTTTGTTATTTAGATTAGCTAATAATCTCATATATTACACATGTTTACAAACTTCTTGAAAATATTTTAGTAGCTTTTCTTTGTAACTTAACAACATCTTCTGTTTGATATAAATGTATTGCATTCTTGTCTTTGTTCTGTTGTCTTTGAACTAATACCATATTACCCTCTACATACCACTTATTATTTAATATTCTATCAATACTTAAGTTAGTTTGTATTAAAAAGTTTTGTTTTGGTGTTAAGTTTCCATTTCTTATCATTGTCATCTTAGGGTAAATACCATTTCTATTTCTATGAGCAGAACGACCACCTTGTATCTTTAATTGTTTAACAAGCCAATGATAAAGTTCTTTACGAGTTTTCCACATCACTCGTCTAGGGTTTTTTCTTTTCATATCAGCAAAAGCATAATCATTCCACATAGACTCGGTAAATCCCCAAAGATTTAAGTTCATTCTTTTATACTTTGCAACTTTAGCTTTCTTCTTGTGTATTGGACAGTTTCTTCTGCGTTTATTACTCTTGTCCATACGACTAGGTTTCTTATCTCTCAACCAAGTCGCACAATAATATCTTAGCCAATACTCATGGTCATCATCTACATAACCTTCTGCAAACAACTGTGCTTTTTTATTTCTGGCATATCGTCTGTACTTAGTAAGTATTTCTGCGTTCAACTCACCCATCTTCTTTCTTTTCATAAGTAAGTCTTTGCATATATCATTCTGTCTTATCTTGGCTATTGCCACTTAACAATCTCCATAGTTATTTGCATAATCACCCTCACAGGCAATAGGTAAATCTGGTGCCCACTCAGGAGGCTCAGACATTATCTTCATAATCTTTTCTAGTGCTATATCTTTTTCTTCTTCTGGTGCAACACAAACGATTGCGTCATGCACAGTCAACACAACTGGATACTCCCTGGCAACCTTTATCATTTGCTCACCTATGACTATCCTAGCTAACGCTTGCACTACGTTCTCTACAACTGAGCCACCCCATATACCGACTGTGCCTCTTCGTGACTTATATCTAAATTCACCTCTTGACTCTGAAGTATCCCACCTTAAATCAGGGTAATATATACACATACCATTCGGTAATCTAATACGACCTTTCTCTATATGTACACACTTATGTTTATCTAAGTAATAGCCTTTGTCGGTACTACTTGCTATAGACTCTAATGCCTTGTCACATTCTCTCCATAACTCTATTACTTTATGGTTTACTTCACGATAAACTCGTACCAAGTTCTGACATTCTGCTTCATCTAACTTCGCAACTTGTCCAGATGTTTCTAGGGTGTGTTGTAGTTTCTTCCAACCTGTACCGTAGCCTAATCCTAACGTACATGTCTTACCTACAAAACGTTCTTTCTTATTAGCTTTAGTAATCTTCTTGCCATATACTTTACTAGAGAAGTTTGCATACACATCTTCACCGTTTCTAAATTCTTGTACGACATCTTCTTGTCCTGCTAACCAGACTAGTATGCGTGCTTCAATTTGTGACGAATCTACGTTTAGTATGACATGACCTTTTGGTGGTATGATTGCGTTCTTCAATGCTTTTTTCTTTACGTCACGACTTGGTAAGTTTTGAAAGTTAACTTTATCTGACCCTGCCCACCTACCTGTATGTGCACCATAATATTTCAAAGGTATAGGTAATAATCCATTGTTACGACATCCAATATCTAAGAATCTCTCTATCCTTGCCTCTTCCATTGTAGACTTAGTTCCTAATCTAACAGTACACAATTCTTGTATCAATGGGTCATCATGTTCTTTTAATTCTATAAACCCTATGTCATTCTTAGCTAATGCAAATGTATCTTTACCTGTTGTTGGTGATACTTTTAAAGGAACAACTACTCCCATCTCTTCTAACAGTTCAGCAAATTGTTTATTACTGGCTAACTTTTTGCGTACTTCTTCAGTAGTCTCACAGTTTAACTTAGCTTTTAACCCAGATAATAATTGTTGTTTTTCTGTCGTAACCTCTTCAAGTCTTTCAACTAAAATTGCGTCGTTAATTTTTAAACGAGGTTGAGTAAACATTCTTATAGTTATATCAATTAATAGTATCTCTGACTTTGGAAACTCTTCTATACCATATTCTTCTTGAGGTCTTAATAGTTTATGAAAAAGTTTATAAGTAAGTTCTACATCATTAATACAATACTGACCATATTGGTCTAGTTCATCTTGTTCAAAGTCTTCTATTCTTTTGTCTTTTGCGTCTAGTACTTCTGTGCCTTTCTGTCCTAAATTATATTTCTCAGCAAGAGCTTTGAGTGAGCCACCTGCATTAATACCATGTAGAGCACGAGCCATTGATAAAGTATCAAGATAAAGTTTAGGAGTTATATCAAAGATAAAAGATAGTATTGCACCATCAAATATAGTGTTATGGCATAGCAGTCCGTTTTCTTTTATTTTATATGAGTTTAATATTTCTTTTAATTCTTTATGTGTGCCTGTGTACCATTTAGCAACACCACCATTTACTTTAATACTAAAGCCAATAACTTGAAAACGTGAGTCTTTTATATATGCCTCAGTAGTTAACTTAGATAAACTAAAGTCACTAGCATAGTATGTTTCAAAATCAATCGTCAGGATTTGCATAGTTTCTATCTCTCTTTTCGTGTTTACATCTTCCAACTAAGTTATATACACCTTTTTCTTGTTTCCATGCACACCACCAAGTTCCTCTATCAAGAAATCTTCCTTTATCTCCACATTTATGACATACGTTTTTATCTTTGGTTTTTTTCATAGTTATCCCTACAATCTGCGTTACACCATCTTCTCTCGTTATCAACAGGTTGTCCACACGTAAGACACTCACCTGTTACATTCTTAGGTATTGTAGTGTCAATATTTTTTAATGTATCATCTATACTTTTTTGTATTTGTTCGTTAGCTCTATCTACATCATCTACCATGTTCTTAATTTTCCTAATGATTTAGTCCAGTTAACATTTCTTTTTGTTTGTTGTTTACGAGTTAATGGTTTCGGTAGTGTAAGTTTGCCTTGTTTCTCTAATCTTTTCAACACTGATATATCAACACCTGCGTATCTTGCAAGACTAGCTCGTGTTGCGTCTGAGTTTTCTTCTTTAAATTGTTCAACTCTTTTTATAATATTATCTATTTGTTCTACTGTGTATATTGAACCTCTAGGCATTTTTCTTTCTCGCTTTCTTTAAAGATTCTTTACCTTTTTTAAATATAGAGGCAACTTCCGTTTTGCCCATGACCTTTGCTCTTTGCTCACCCACTGTTAATATCTGTATCTTACGAGCATAGGGCTTGTTTATCTTTTTAACCTTAGCAACTGTGGCTCTTGCGTCTGTTGGTGTTGCAAACTTTATCCCAACTGTATCCTTTGGGTTTTCATCAGTATATAATCTTCTACCTGAGCCTTTTGGCTTTTTACCTGTGCCTACTCTTGGGTCTTTTTTCTTAGTCATTCTTCACCTCTCTTTTATAAAAAATATATCTAATATGTGTTCTACATCATTAACAATACCGCAAAATTTATCTTCTGCCTCTGGGGTTCTCTCACCATCTTCATCACAGACTGAGTCAATAGCCGAAAACTCCAAAATATGCTCTGACAATTCTGAATATAGTTCAACCCATATTTCTGTTGGTATTTTTATTTTATCTCTCATTGCTCACCTCTCTCTAGTTTTTTAAATTCTTCTTCGGTCATTTTTAACACTGCCTCGTGTTGATTGTTATTTAAGTTTTTGTTTTGCTGTGCATATAGCATAAGAAACTTAAATTTATCTTCTGGACTTAAAGAGCTATATAAGTCTGGTTTTATAATATCATTTAATGATGTTGGTATTTTCATTTTTGTTTTGCCTCTTTCGGTATTTTGATACCAGTTGTCCTACCATTTGTTTTCTTGTTTTCGTGTTTGTGTTGCCACAGGCTTTGATTCAAACTTTCCAATAGCTAATATATCCACATCTGTTGGCTCACCCCACACATGATGTTCTTGTACAGTTTTTTCTGCGTCTTCTTTACTACATGCCATAACTGATATAGGTTTATAATTTGCAGTGATGTAGACAGTATAACTTCTTTTCTCATAGTCTTTACTCATATTGTCTCTCCAGTTTTTGTTGTGTGACATATGTCACGGTCTGTTTTTAGTTTATATGTTACTTTCGCCTGAAAGTATTAAACAGTCTAGCATGTCAACATTTGTTTCGTCAATAAGTAAACTCTGACCTAATGAATTTTTTATATCAGCTAAGTGTTTCTTTTGTAATGCAGTTGGTTTACCACCATTGGCTTTACATTCAATACCAATGAATTTACCACGATAGGATACAATGATGTCTGGCACACCACTAGAGCCATAGCCACCTGTTGCAGGCATGCAGTAATAACAGCTGAGTTCTTTAAGAATTTTTTTAACTTTCTCTTTGACTTTCTTTTCTGGTGTCAATCCTTGTACCTTTAAGTTCAGATAGTTCTTGCTTGGTCAAGACTATAACATATATGCTATCAGATATCTTCCATGAAACATCTTCAAGTCCGTCTTCTGGACAAGTAAAGAGTTCGTTCTTTGAGGGGATTGAATAAATAGATTTAAGTTTAGGATTAATGCTAAGTTCTTTAGCTATGATAATTTTAGATAGGATAAAGGAGGGAAGTTGTTCTTGTTTGTATCGTCTAGTTGTATCTTTAGCCACGTAAACATTGTAGATGTCTTTCATGTCTAACACTATTGGCACACACTTACTTCCCTTAACTTTGGAGGTTATTGGTTCAAATTCAAATTCTGGTAAAACTAACCCCAATTTTTCTCTCTCATTTGCGATTTAAGGCACTTAAAAAAAGTTTTGTTTATCTAAGTACCTCTTGATTTTATTCAAAAATAAAGAATATGTTAGTTGGATTCTTATCAAAATACAAATACCCCATATCCAATGCGTCGTCATATCTATTCCCTTTATAAGTATATACATCTTGTTCTATCAAGTTTGATAACTCACCAATTTTTTGATTGACGGGATATACATTCTTAAACATAGTAAGTCTACCACGAATACTATCATAATGTTTGTATTCCTCTATACTATTACAAAATTGTGTACTGTCTTTAAAAATATAAAGTTGTGGTTTATCATCATTACCACCCACAAAAAAGTTAGCACGTAAAGCATAACAGCTATCATGTGAGTTATAATTACGTGATTGTATAAACAAATGAAAAGGTTTAAAAAGTTTTGCTTGTACTAAATTCTCAGCAATTTTTATCTTTTCACTTTCTTCATTAAAATATTTTAACACCTCTTGCACTTTATTTTTATGTGAGAAAAAGTCACTTGACTGAGAAAAGACTTTGTCATCATCTAAGACTTTCAGTAACGAATGAAGTACCTTACCTTTTAAATGCTTATCATTATATTTATCTTTTATTCTTCTTACATCACCACTAATTAATTTCTCAAAAGAATCATATAAATTATAATTATATCCATTTGTAAGATTAGTTATTAGCTTATTATCTGACAAAGGTTCAATAGTGCGTCCATGCACTTGATGAGTTTTTATTTTCTTAATAAGTTGACTTAGTCTTTTTGCATAAATATAACCTCTATTATCTTTTTCTTTTAAAGTCATAGCTGTGTGATAATGATATTTTAAATCACCATCAATTTTCTCTACCCAAATAACTGCGTTAGGTAGTTGACCATAAGATAAAATAATACCATAAGTATTTAAACCTTTATCTTTAGCTGTTTTTATATAATATTCGTCTTTAGTAAATGCCTTGTAGTTCATTGGTAAAAATTTTGTATCATAATAATCGTCACTATATATTCTACAATCATTTAGTACCTGCATATCAAACTTACCACACATTTCACGTGCAAAAAGTTGTAGTTCTTTCGGTTTATTTACTAATATGTTTTTACTATCTATTGTTTTCATCATTCACCTCCTCTTTTATCCATTCACAATCATCTGTGTATGAGTACCCATAGTTATCCGACATAATCATGTGTTCTATTTCAAACCAATCTCCCCCACTGTCTGCTTTCTTCCATTTATCCCATTCTTTATTTAATATGATTTCAAGTTTTGTATATTCTTCACTCATCATTCACCTCTCTCTAGTTTTTGTTTTATATTATCCCACGCACTAATTATTTCTTGTGCGTTGTCTTGTTCAGACTCATAATCATCATATAAACTCATTATTAAATTATCTATTGTTTGTATATCTTTACTCATCATTCACCTCTCTCATTACTATTTTAATGTGTTTGTTTGTTGGAAAGTATTTATCTTCACAAGGGTGTATCTTTGTATTAAAGTTATCATCTACTTCATTTAAGTAACTCTTATATAACTTATTATCTGGAATGTCGTATGCACCACAAGCAGTGACTACTTCATCAAAGACACTTACTTTACTTGCTTTTTTAACTGCCTCTATATGTTCAGGTGTGAGAGGTCTGTATGGTCTTGATTCTATCCAATGAAAGTTATCATGGTATTTAAACCCATGTGATTTATGAATCTCTCTTACCATTTCTCCCACTTTTCCTTCATCATCTATAGATTTCATCATAGATAATACTGCTGACCATTTTGAATAATTAGCAACCCATGACTCTTTAGCTTTCTTACGATTAATAGTACGACAATGCACATCATACTTAGTAACAGGTTCATTACTGTCTATACTAAATGCCATACCATTTATCAAAGGGTATATACGACGTTGTGTTTCATCTTTATAGCACCACCGACGAAGTATATGACCACCTCTCAATTTCTCATGCCCAACACTCCACGAACGGTCTTCGTGTAAATCATTCATTATGAGTCTACCTTGCCCTACACTCATCATTTGTACTATATCGTTATGATAAACACGAAGTATTTCTGCCTTTGCCAACCCATAGATATATACATAGCTATCACATACACCATACTCATTGTACTCAGGTCGTATAGAATGCCTACCACCTCGTCTATATTTACCTTTATGATTTTTGCTTGAGTAGTAATACTCTTCAGCTTTCCTACCTTTTATTGGTTTAGAGTTATTGCGAATATCCTCTAACTTTTCAAACTTTACTCTTTCAAACATAATAAAACCTCCATAGTTTTTGTTGTGTGACATATGTCACGGTCTGTTTTTATTTCATAAATATTGTTTAACAATCTTACCTTTTGGTACTTCCAATTTATCATTTTCAGTAACCAACCATAGTGTAGGAATATCTGTATCCCACTCCACATCATTCCAAAAGTAACCATCAGTAAATACAACCATAGCTGTTGCATTAATATTCTTATCTTTGATGTACTTAGGAATACAATTAGGGTTTGTACCACCTCCACCTTTCGGCTTTAGTAAATCTTCCATACCCTCATAGTTACCCTCTGTAAATACTTGCTCACCTGCAACCTCAGTATCCCACCATAGTATTCTTACTTTCTCAGGATTGAGTAATTCACATATAGACTTCATCTCACCACCAAACTCTGCGTTCGCTTGATTACCAATAGAACCTGATGTATCCCATGCAATAGCAAGTTCTGATAATTTCTCAGTAAACATACTAGGTAAATACATATCATTAGCAAGATGTCGCTTGTTGTAATGTCGCCAAGTCAAATCATCTCCACCTTTCATCATTGATGTAACAAATTCTCTCAATGCACTTCGCCAATTAACTTTAGGTTTCAATAGTTCATCAATAGCTTTTGGTGTTTTACCACCTAACTTACCTGCAAGTAGTGAACCCTGTCGTAATGCTTTGTCAATTTCATCACTAAGTTCTTTCTGTTTTTTAGGTGTCATGTTTGCATTCTCACCCTCACCAAATCCATGTTCATCTAATGAATCTTCAGGTTGAAAATCAGGGTCATTATCCTGCTTTTGTTTTAAGTCATTGTAAACCTGTCGCACTGACCAATTATGATATTTGCTGTCAATCAATCCCCCTTTCGGAAGTTTACAAAAATTGTTATCGGCTAGATTTACGATTATATCATTTACGACATAATCTGCTGACGCATTAATGAGTTGTGGTTCTTCTTTAAACTCTTTATAAAACCTATCAATGTGCTTTAATGCAACATGTAAGTTCTCATGCAGTACCAATGCTCGTAGCTCTTCATCATCTAGTTCATCAACAAACTTCCTACCATAAACTTTGTTTATTCCATCTGTGTATGCCGTTGGAACATTGTCATCTATGGTACTCTTACCCATAAGAATAATACCTGAGTATAGTGCAGTTTCAGGGTGTTTCATCAACGCAACATGTGACCTCGTAAGTCTTTGCTCTGCTGTGTAGTTCATAGTTTCCTCCTTAGTATATAAAGTGATTAGCTGTTGCCCAATCTGTGATTGTTTTGTTACGACATGCAATCATTTTAGTTTTCTCATTCTTCAATACCATACCAAAAAATACTGCTTGAGTTTCTAGTTGTGGTATTCGTTGAACAAAAGTCATAAATTTAGAGCAGTCCATTTGTGTTTTTATCTTATTTGTTGATTGGAACATTAGTATAAGTTGTGCTGATACTTCTTCAGGAATTTTAATACTATCTGGATTTTTCAACACATCTTCAAACTTAGGTAATCTATCACCTAGTTGTAACATAGCTGAGAATTGTGCAGCTGCACTTTTACCAATCGTACCTGCCAATGCACACATGGTCATGTTTTCACCAAGTATATCTCTCTTCTCTACAATGATAGAGCATTTCTCTAGCGAACGAGGTGATACAAAAGATAGCTCAGTATTCTTAGGATTAAAGATGTATGGATTATCTTTCTGATTACTGTCTAAGTAACTAGCTAAACAGTCTGGATATTCATGCACGAAAGTTTGTACATACGGATGAACGTTATTAGCATTCGCCCAATACAACCATTCCTCTGCGTTTGGTTTCTTCATTTGCACAATACACACTCTGTTACCTGCATGAGCTAACATATTGTCACCCAATCCGTCTGACTGATTGTTTGAAGTACCAAATACAATACTTCCCTCTGGTAAAGCTATATCACCTACCTCTCTTTCCAACATGAGTCTAGTGAAGATAATCTTCAACATTTGTGGTGCTTTCATAAACTCATCTAGCAGTATTACTTTACGTTTAGGACTATCTAACTTAAACAATGCACCAACATAACTTTCTAATGATTTGGTATCATGGTTAGGAATAGTCATACATATATCTGAGTAGTCTTTTACAGGACAATCAACATAAATGTAATCATATTCATCTTCCCCCAAATCTTCTTTCAACATCTTAAGTATACTTGTCTTACCACACCCTGCCTCACTTTGTATGATTGGTGTTAACTTATGACCAACCTCAGGGATAAACGTTCTTAGTTCTTCAATACTTGCTTGCATAAAACCTCCATAGTTTTGTTTGCGTGACATATGTCACGGTTAAAAATCAAATTTACTGAGTATTTCATCAACATTTGACTTGACTTGCTCTCGTACTATATCACTCTCACGAAGAGTATTACTATCTACTCCATTGAGTGTATCGTCCAAGAGTTTAATAGCTGACTTAAGTTTCTTATTATCCTTAGTGTCTGCTAAATCGTAGTTTGCGTAGGACTTGCAGTAGTCCTTTGCTTTTTGTAAAGTTTCATCATATATCTTGCGTTTCTTTTGTGTCTTCGTACCATTTTTTAGTTTAACTTCATGCGAGGTACAACAATGCGATATACTTTGCATTACTTCGGTCAATCTATTTATCTGTTGAGATAGAATAGAATTTATTTTTTCCTTGTGCTGTCGGCTAAGATTATCTTTAAGGTCATTCGCCAAGTCGTAACTTATCTGACAACGAGGGTCGCCCTCTGGCACTTCTGATACATAGAGTTCACAACCAAACTTTTTCCTAACTTCATCAACATGTGGATAGTCGTTTCTGTCATACATATCACCCATTTCAAATGCCATTTTACTGACATAAGTCCTGTAATTTTTACAGAAATTATCTACCAATCTGTCGTACTCTGCTTTGTGTTTGTGCCATTCTTTCATAAAGTTTTCTAAGTCTATTGATAGTAGATAGTCTTGTGAATTATTCCAGCGAAAGGTTCTTTTCTTCCTCCAATTATATATCTCCTGTCGGTAGTTCTTTAGGTCTTTATGTTGCACATTCCCTGCTAACAGGTGTTTAATAAATCTACCTGCGTTTGCTTGAGCTTTTTTGTTTGTCGTTACTTCGTTAGAAATAACTTGGTCTTGCTTAGTAGCACTCCACAACCCTACATCAGTTGAGATTAACATACCTGATGTTGCTAACGATATGATATGCTCTGGTGTTTCAAGTTCACTTTCTTTAAGTTTCATAGTTTTACTCCATTTTTGTTGCGTGACATATGTCACGGTTAAGTTATTAGTGAGATTACTTTATCTAATAGTTCCCCCACTGATATTAATAGTATAGCATAACTTTACTAATATCCAAGTGTTTCTATTTAGTTTATCTTAGATGAGAGATAGTGAGTGAAAACAAAATAGAATAAAAAACACTCACTACCCCAAACTTTTACAATCCTCCTGTCTTATGAATAAAGATAGCTAATCCACATGACACCATAAGTACCAATGGTATCAGCACAAGTACTGTTAACTTACAGTACAATATAAATTCATTCATAATTCCTCCTCTCTTAACATCTCTTCTAATTCATCTTTTAAAGATTCTTTATTGTACCCCTTGTAACTATCTCTCATGTAACACTCTAAAACACGATACAATTCATCTATCGGTGTATCTTCTTTAAAAAGACTTATTTTGTGTTCAATTAATTGGTCTAATGTTTGCTCTCTAGTCATCTCTCACCTCACCATTTAATGTTGCCTTGCGTGTCTACACGAATATTCTCGTCATCTTCTGCAAGGTCATCTATATATTTAACAACCTTAGACTTTGATATATCATCTAAGATTATCTCGTGTGTTGAGCCATCTGGTCGCTCAACAAATACACCCCATTCAAGTATTTTCATTTGTATCTCTCCTTTAATAGTGATTTATCGGTTACTACAACATAGTTTGATTTATGCATTGGCACGATTGTGTGCTTTACTTTTTGTGCCTCAAACTCACCACATGACATACAAGTATCATAGCCGAGCTGTGCTCGTTCACCCCGTAAATGTGTTTCGCAACATCTACAATAATCTTTACTCATAGTTTACTCCTTTGTTTTTCTTGGTAGTACATTGTATGTCTTCGGTGGTTCAACCTTATCATGTGGTCGGAACCAACTAACATGCCCTTTGATTGCACCAACCAAGTCTGGTTTATTCCAAGATTCTCTGTCCATATATTCTGGTGTTACAGACATTAATTGCTCAAACATTCCATCAATATCCTCCTCTGTGTGTATGTTGCCTTCTGGATATACATGTAAAAATCCAAGTACATTATCGTCTTTTACTACTAAAGTTAGTTTACTCATAGTTTTTCTCCGTTATTAAATTTGATGAAACTTCAATCACTTCTAAATCAACTGCAGTGTATTGTTCTATAAGGTGATTATCACGCATTACATTAATTCGTAAATCTCCGTTCCAATCATCTTCGTGTATTTCTATTGCTACTTTTATCATTTCAAATTGTTTTGCCATTTCTTTACCTCTCTCTGTTGCGTGACATATGTCACGGTTAATTAATAATTAAGCGACTGCTTGCCATTTTACCCACTCTGCAAGACTACCTCTGTCAATAAGGTTTATAAGGTCTTCTCTATTAAACTTTCTGGCAATCTCAAATCTAGGTCTGCATTGCGTTTGGTGTTTTGATGTAGTCTGTGAATACTTGTCGCTGTTTGCGTACCACTGTCTTGTAGTGTAGTCATAGACATACATTGGAAAGTGGTGTCCGTAGCTGTATACAACATATAAATTATCATTGTATCTTGCACCTTTGGTGTTGTTGCCATTAAAACTTTCACATCTATTTACATACTGACTTGCGTCTTTGTTTGCTATTTTATCTACCATAATATACTCCGTTTTGTTTGCGTGACATATGTCACGGTTAATTAATAATGTTTCGTATAATTATTCCTCTACTCACACTATACAACCATTATAGCATAACTTTACTAATATCCAAGTGTTTTGCTTTGGTTTGAGGATTGCTATTTATTTGTAGTTTGCGTCTGTTTTTGGCGTTGTTCCAAATCGTGTTCCAATGTAACTTTACGAATAGAACGGAACAAATCCTGTAAGTTATTGATATTTATGGTTGTTCCAAGTGTTCCAATAAAAAAGACTGTTTTAACTTTACTAACAGAACGGAACAACGATAAGTTAACTATGGTAAGCGTTTGTTTTTATTATAGTTATTATTATAGATTATATTTTATTTATAGGTTTGTTCCAATGTTCCACTCTAAAAATAGGACAGTCTGCTAGAGCAACTTTGGTTGCACTGCGAAAACAGGACTCTTGACTCTCAAATTGTTAAAACCCTGCGTATACCCTCGTGGAACATTGGAACATTGGAACAAACGCTCACAACCCTAGTAGTACAACGGAATTCTGTTCCAACCAAAGTAGGCGTTTTGGAACAAAAGTAAAGGCGTGGAACAAAACCAAAGCGTGACATTTGTCACGGCGTCGTCGTTGTATAACTGGTATCACAACTTTGGTATTACATCTCGTTTTAGTTTCTTACCTGACGCAATACAGACGCATACTGGAACATGACATATGTCACGCAACCGATTCGGCGTCGTCGCTATATAACTGGTATCACAAAATTTGAGCCAAAAAAAAGCAGAGCCTAGATTTCTCTAGACCCTGCTAAAGTAGCTAAGAGTTAGCTAAGTTTTTTGAGATACTCAGAAGATAATCCAAGCAAAATCTTTTGTGCTTTTGTATCTCCTAATTTCTCAAAATGACCATATAAGGATTTTACACCTGATACAGCTTTTTCTAAGTCACTAGTCTTAGGTGTTTCAATAGCATTATGATTAGCTATTATGTTCACCACCTTAGTAACAAACCTTGAATAAGGCTTTCTAACTTTACCCTGTACATCTTCTCTAAGTGGCTTGATGAATCCTTTCATATCTTCACCTCGTACACCGAAAGGATTAGTCTTAGCATTTTCTTTCTTTAATACAGAATAAACAGTATCAGAAAAAGCATAAGCCATCATGGGTGTAAGTTCTTCATCATAGCTTTTAGCTGTAGATTTAGCATATCCACCATTATCTGATTTTTTAAGATATACTGTATCATCTTCGCTGTAATGCTTAGCTACTTGATGTTGAGCTATGCCATATCTTACTTTAGTGTAGTTACCACTATCAGACATGAACTTAGTAACATAGTCTTTTACATCTTGATATGTACTAAACTTTTTATTATCTTGGTTTTTGGTAACAGTATCAAGTTTGTTAGCATTAGCGAAATCACTAGCTAATTCATCTTGAGTGGCTATGGCTTGACTAAAACCATATCCAGTTCTTACAGCTAAATCATCGGTTTTAAAGCTCACGATATTGCTTTCTATTTTTGTTTTCATAGTTACTCCTATGAGTTATAAGTTAGCTTAATTGCTTTTATAAAGGAAAATATCTCCTTAACTTAAAACCATTATAGCATCATTAGAGATATAATCTAATGATAGACATATTTAAACCAAAATTACACCGTGACATATGTCACGCTATAGTTAAAACTATATTTATATGAGGACTTTTGCGTTGGCGTCGGCGGCGGGATAACTGGTATCATTTCTTCTAGGCCAAAAAAAAGCAGAGCCTAGATTTCTCTAAGCCCTGCTACGTAGACTACTTCATAATTTAATCTCCTCTAACATATCCTCTGTAAAATCCTCTAACCATATATTTCTAAAACCCAATTCATTTTCTTTTATAATCATAGTAAAAGGTAATTGTGTATATTTTTCCATGATATTTCCAATTTTTAAACGATATGTTTTACCATCATCAAAACCTTCTTTGTCTACTATAATAAATGTTAAGTCGTTTACTAGTATGTTCATTTTCTCTCTCCTATAAAATGCCCCCTTTCGGGGGCTGTTAGTTTACTTACTTACTTTCTGTGTCAACTCGTTAGCTTTTTTATGCCAAGCTCTTAGTTCATCATATGTGAAATTAACCCTGAACATTCTCATATGTCTAGCTAACTGCTCGACTGGTGTGAACTTCTTGATAGTACAAAACATTTCTAATTGTTTCATTTAAAATACTCCCCTATAAAATATAGTAATATTAAAATACAAATTAAAAACATACCAATAACATAAACTTCCAATGCGTCTATTAACATAATATATCTCCAGTAAATTCGGGGCGTCCTTGCCCCATGTTAAGTTACTTAACTTCTCTATAGAAGTTCTCGACTTTAAGTATCATAGTCATTGCTTTTTTATCAGCATAGTTTTTTGCTAAGTCCATTAAGTACAACATGTCGTACTTAGATTTAGCAGGTTCGTCAATAAGCTTTTGCACTAACTTATCTTCTTGCTTAAGTTTTCTTAAACTAATTAAGATAATTTGTGCAAGAGTATCAACACCACTTTTATTATCAAATACATTCATAGTATTATCTCTCTAGTTATTCTCAATATGCATTATTGCTTTGAGATTAAAACCATTATAGCATCATTAGAGATATAATCTAATGATAGACATATTTAAACATTGATATACTGATTTTCCAGCATTTAAAACCCCACCTACCCCCCATGCACCAAATATATTACGATACATGCTGTCACCTATATATCTCAAATATACATAAATAATCAGTAGATTTTCAAAAGACACCCCCTAACTTTACAAATAGGCAAATCAAAAAAATTTTCTGCAAAATTTTCAAAAACCAAGGTATACTGATTGAAGCCATAAAGCATGGGAAAAAAGCTTACCTAGATATCAACACAGGAGGCAACATG